GCCACCATCAATATGCCGGTTAACTTGTTGATTGATTTCATCTTTTCTTTTTCTCCTTCTTTGCCTGTTTTATCAGGACATCCTTATTCTGTTTGATGTAATCAGTATATCTGCCGGCCCGTTCATTATCGTAAAGAAACAGTAGATATTCGGCTGGTACGCTTACCAAGGGATAGTCTTTGTATTTTCCAAAGGCCATTTTCGAGTTGTCAGTGATTACTTCTGACATGATTAAAAATCTGATGGTTCGACTTCCGGCGTTGGATTGAGCATTTTAACGGCAGCTTCTATAGTCAAAATGTTTCCCTCCATTCGCTGTTCCATTAAAGCTTGATAAAATCGCCTTCTATAAATGAAGGCTTCTAAAGCCATCTTTTTAGTTGTATGGGCGAAACGCTTCCCTGTTCCACTTAATACGAACTTCTTCGGACCATAATTGCCATGTGAACGAATCCAATAACCGCACCTGGTTTCTTTAATTACGGTATATTCCTTCACTTCAATGGAAGGCGTAAATACTTCTTCATAATTATGAAGCTCATATCTATAGAGTGTTTTTATCTCTTCCATCTTTATGCCTCCTTGGTTTTATTCAGTCTGGCGATCTCACCCAGCAGGCTGGTGATACGGCCCTTGTAACCTCTGATCTTGTTGTTCAGCAGAACCAAATCATCAGCGTTTCGCTTTGAAGACTCCTTCCAGTACTGTACATCCCTTTCAAGATTGGTTTTATCCTTTGCGATAGTTTCAAGGGAATCTGCCATACGCATGAACGATCCCGAATTTATGTGGTCATGACTAAGGTTCTCTTTGTCTGATTGCCAGTTACCTCTACTGGCTTCACGCCAGCTTTTTTTTACTTTCTGGTCCATAGCTAGATGTTTAAAAGTTCAGGATTTTGGTAAATGTTACCGATGATCACGCAATCCTCAGGATTACATGCTTCCCCGAAATAATGAGAGAACGCCCAACCTTCTCGCTGAATAATAAATGAAGCGAATTTTACAGACCAACCAACAACCATCAGCTTTTCATAAGCAGTTTTAAGAATGTCGCCCTCATATATCTCAATAGCATTCTTATCCTTCAGTCCAGTGAATTGACCTACTGAATCAGCGACTACATCGTATCTACCAAATGTGATGTCATTATGATCAGATATCTCCCAATCGCAATCTCCATTCATTAAGCTACCGTAAATCCATTCCTGAGTTTCTCTGCGAATTCCTCTGAATTTTATTTCCCTACCCATTTTCATGTTCTCCTTTCCATGGGCCATACTTGGAAACCAGTTCGGCATCATCCTGACTTAAGGCATCAAGCATTCTGAAGCACATCGCAGCAGTTTGAATGCACTCGTTTTTAAGAACCGCTAACGATCCTTTGCCTTCATCCAGTAGATTTGCCTCCCTGATGAGTTCGCCTGATTCCTCGGCCACTATTGCGGCCCGTTTAACATTATCAGTAGGCCATTGAGGATGCTTGCGGATCGCACGATCCATGTCAGCCAGTACCATTATGATAGCCGCAGCCATTTCAGGACTACTTGTTTTAATATTTAATTCCGTCATGGCTATGCTCTTTGATAATCCTTAGTTATTCCCTGCTCTCTCATCCAGTCCCTAAAATCTGAAAGTATATAAGGCAAGCTGATCATCTGTGCACCACTTGAGCTCACGAAAACAAACTGTCCGTGCTCGTTGGTATCCATTTCCTGATCAAGACAAAATTTGATCTCATGCTTGAAGTTGGGATCCGTAACCGGCAAAGCTTTACCGAACATATCCCCTTGAGGCTGCAAAGGTGTCTTAACTGATGCCTTAACCATATCATCCACCTCCCTTTCAAGTTTTTTAGAAGTTGCCAGGGCTATACTTGACCTAGTTCGGAAGTACTCATTTTGCGCGGTCCGCATTTGCTGTACGGACTCCGCTAATTTTACAATGTCTACCATCGTGATTGCTTTAAAATGTTAACTGATGTTTACTGTTCGCCGTTCCGGTCAGAAACGTCGTACGCTTTTTCGTTGAAGAACTTTCCTTCAACCTTCGACAGATGTCTGTCTATTTCTTTTTCTAGAGTAAGGCCTGCATCACGCTTAGATGATTTCAGCAGGTCAACAGCAGTGTGCTCGTCCTGGTCAAATCTTTGCGCTATATTCATAGCCTCTGTTAAGGTGATGATTCCATTCACCGCAGCACCTCTTAATGCCGTTTGTAGTCTGTTCATATGATATTTAAAATGCTTGTTTATAAAATAAACCGGGCTTTTACACCCGGTTTTCAACCTCACGTGGCTCATACGCCTCTTGCAACGATTTCGCTCGTCCTGCTATCCTGGCTGTACTTACGCCCTGGCTCCTGTCATCTGGAATTTGTGTTTGCCTTATCCCTCCCCAGTTCACCCTATGAAATGCTTAGGCAGGAAACAAGGGCTTTATCATCAATGTCTGCCTTGCTTCTTTGTCCTGATGGGTAAGTTAACGCTACTGTAAAGTTGCATTCCGCCAGTCAATACATCACAAGGGCTTTTCTATGCCTGCACTTAACGGATTCCCGTTCGCAGGGCTTGAATCTTATCTGGCTATAAGTGCCCAGCTCAGCCGGACACCTTTACGAGTTAATTCCCAGCACCATTTTAAATGTTTTCCAGACTGGATTTGAACCAATGTCTTATGGACCAAAACCACACGTGCTACCACTGCACCACCGGAAAATTTACCTGTCTTTCCAGGCTGTCATTGCTTTCGCTCTCCGCTGATGTTGTGTGTCAAAGCAAATAGAGGTGCACAACACTATGAGATCCTGTCTTTCCAGCTGTCAAGTCTTACTTTACCTGTCTCGGACGGTTGGCAGTAAGCGTACATTGTACAGTCAATCTGTCGCCAATCATTGGGTTTACACGATTAATCCAATGCCTACATCCCTTTCGGTTCGTGATGGCGGAGAAGAAAGGAATCGAACCTTTGACCTGAGTGTTAACAGCACCCTGCTCTACCATCTGAGCTACTTCACCAAGTAGCGGTCTTTCCCGCTAGTCATTTCGCTTTCTTTGAAGCTAAGCAAGTCATCTGATTTAGATCAGCAACTGCAACATCTACCGTTTTTTATAAGGACATTTTCCCTAATGTTGCACTCCCTTTTCGTCCTTGTGAACAGAGCCGGACTCGAACCGACACGTGTAGATTTTGCTTGACGAAAGCAATCCTCGAACTTTCTAAAAAACCTGTCAGGTTCCTTTAGCTACACTAGAGGTCAAGCGTCTACCAGGATCATAACTACCGAGACTCGCTCGCGTCTTTTCATATGTGACCACTTTCCGCCATCTGTTCAAAATTTACGGCTTACCCGTCAGCATTGAGTTACCATGTGTTAGCTTTCTCACAACTCGCTAAGTCCCTATGGCTAGGTCCGATGCATGTACGGCATTAGCATCGATGTTCTTGTTTTCTTTCAAGTTATGAGTTGATCACACGTGATCATTTCTCCCTATCTACTGTCTAGCCGTAAAGAAAGCGCATAAGTACAAGGATTCGAACCCTGATCAATGGTTTTGGAGACCACCATACTACCGTTGTACGATACTTACGTGTTGCAGATTCACACCTTACGACTTCTGCTTGCCGGTGGCCTATGTGTGATTAGTCGGGCTATTCATGACGCTTGATTCCCCCACATGATCAAATTAAATGTTTGCAACCATCTGCGTCCGTTGACCAGCATTTTTTAGCGATACAAATAAAGTGTGCGCCTCTCGGCAACACACTCTACAATCAACGCTCTCGTAGCGTGGGCGGGACTCGAACCCGCGGCCTCCAGGTTATGAGCCTGGCGAGCTACCAACTGCTCTACCCCGCAAGATTTTTAGATCGCTCTTCAACAAAAAACAAAGTCACTTCCATGACTTTGCTATTCAATCTACACCATTACCTTTCTGCATTTCAAACATCCGAATATTACTTCACATTACCTAATAGTAATGTGAAGTAATATATAAATGCCTGTAAATCAATTAGAATAATTTACATCGCCTTACCAAAAGGTAATATTACTTTAGTCCGGCAAGCTTTTCGCCCAGCTCGAATAAACTCATCGGTGCCGGTGATGAAGATCCGCTATTGCCTTTATCATCATGTGAAGGAAGGGTTGCGTTCAGCATCATCGCGTTGAGGTAACCTTGATCCATAGCATGATCAAAACTTTCGTATCTCCAGAACTTCATCATGGAGCCAACAATTCCCCAGGGAGATTCCGAACCTGGTGTCTTTACATTAGACTTAGGTTTCGGACTAATCCCGTACAGTCGAAAAAAGCTTGTACGTCTAACCTCCGGTAGACTTCTGTTACTGCGACTTTAAGTTCAGCATTGGTAAATTCATCAGCAATGGTCTGAATGAGGTATTGAGGCGTTTCAGTATTCTTGTTATGAATGGCAGTGGCTATGTATCCGGCCATCTGGTAGGTATTGGCATGGATGAGGTCCATAAGCTTACTCTGATCGCCTTCTGCTTGGCTTTCAACTTGCAAACTGTTGGAGATTGCCGTTAAACGGAAGTTAGTGGACATCTTGAGCCCCCTCAGGTAAAGCATCTCGAATTTCGGCTTTGTAATTTTCAGGAAGATCAGCAACCTTTCAAATGCATTTTTAGGCGCGAGCTGTACCCGTTTTAATGGAGTAGGAATGTTGAGCACAGCAGACAGTATCCCATCTTTTTCTTGTATAGTCATATCTGGACTTTTGTTGAACAAAAAAGCCTGGACTTAACCAGGCTTTGATTGATTTACGTTTTGTGAATTACGCTGCCGTAACCGCGTCAATGAACTTGTATCCCCATGGCGAAAGAGCGTTACCCGAAGCATCAGCCGGAGTAGTTGCCTCACCAGCATAGCTGAGTGCAACAAATCCTTTTCTGCTTAGGTTGTTCGCAATACCTGCATTACCGGCAGCTACAGGAATACTCAACTGAAATTTCTTTCCTTGGAAGGCTTTCGATGTAAACCGAATTGCCAAGTTGATGATATCCGGATTAGCTGGATAAGCATATGCAAATGTAACTGGATCCCAAGTACCCCCCATAAGCAATGCCGCTTTAGCGCCATCCATATCGATTGATTTGATCGCAAACGCGGCACCATCTGTATCACCAGGTAATACAAAGCGTACACCGCCTTTATCTTCAACACGAATTTTAATCTTTTCCAATGGAGGAACGGTGAACGATACTGATTCATCCTCAATATCTACAACCTTAACCCATCCAGTGGTCGGCATTAAGCCGTTAGCCCCAATTGGTGCAAACTCCACACTTTCCACCCCCGTTACCGCTTGTGACATAATTTTAAATTTATTTTGTTTAATAATTCCTGCAAGCAGGGTTAATTTTCTTGTATTAATGAGGTGAACTCAACTTGGATATTACTAAACCAGTTGTCACCATCTGGATAAAGGAGACCGGGCACCTTAATTGTGAACCAATAATCAAAACCTCGGTAATCGTTCAAGGCTGCCAGCACAATGTCTGTGATAGCCGTAAATCTATCCTCATCTGGCTGTGTTGAATCCCTACTCATTTTCAGGTTAGGAACATGGATGTTTACATTAACTACGGCCCCCTGAATTTGCTCAGCATCCACAGTAAGCGCACGCACGACGATATCTTCCTTCTGGCTATCTTTTGGTTTACGATTTTTAAATATGCCACCATTTATTCCTGCGGATTCGATCACATTAGCGGCCATTAGCCGATTAAATATTGCTTTTTGTAAAAGCAGTCCTGTAGTTATTCCCATTATGCTGCGAATGCTGTCATTACGTTTTTAAATGCTACTCTCAATTTCTTCTCAGCCCCTAGTGTGCTGCCGGTGATCACGTCGTAGCCAAGTGCCTCAACCCAACTTGCGTACTCCATACCGGCCACTGTAATAATTGCCCAGCCTTCAGGGAAATCCCTTCCCAGCTTTTCAGCATACGCTAGGCCTGCATCCAAACCCGTTTTTTTATCCGTACCGCCAGATGATAACTGGAAGTCCTGGTACACAATTTGACCGTAGTACATAAGGATAAATCCTATAGAGCTTCGCAGGTTACCAGTATCATCGTTAAAGCCATCAGCAGAGGAAAGGTTAATTGATCCACCGATTAGTCGAGCGGCCATCCGGGCATCCCCGGCAACCAAGTGATATTCTTTGGTAGGAATCTTTGACCTCGCATCCCTTACGAACTGTAGGCCAATCTGCATCAATTCATTTTGAGTTACCTTGAACACTCTTTTTAAGTATTCGCCAGTTATTTTCTCAATGTCTTGCTGCGTAAAATTAGCTTCCAATTTAAACTTCATATCCAACCCAATATACTTCGTAACCCGCATTGATAACCCATCAATTCGCCTTCAAATAATAACTCATCCCGTACGCCGGTGATCTTCACATGGGCATTTTGCGGGATATCTTGTGTATCAATTGGAAAACCAAGATCAAAGGAGTACTCTGTGAGCACACCGTCCTTATTAGTTTTCCTTCGGCCTGATCCATTTGGCTTAGCTCTACATATAATCGTAACCTCTCCGCCTGGTATGCCCTGTATCCATGTACCAGATTCCTGATCATAAACATCTTCTGTACCCGCAGCTTCATAAGTCAACTTATGTATGTATTGCTCATTCATAATTTACCAGGGCGAACGGCCAGTAACAGTATTTTCTTTCTCTGCCAACTCATCAACCAGCCCGTATCTTTTGATTATTATCAAACGAAGCTTAAGCAAGTCATCCATATCATGTTCAGTTACCTGGTAATCCAGTTCCTTTACACTTTTAGGACTCATTGCAATGGTCAATATCAGCCCTGCAAGTGCAATTTCAACAGGCTTTATATTATCAGGGACAGCGTAAACGCTATCTGCATCCAAACCCGCTTTTAATAATGCTAGTTCAAGCGTTATCGATGGCATAGGCCTATTTAGTTCTGCTTGCAGGGCTTTTAAGTTGGTCATGTCTCGCTATGCTTCTTCTACGTTACCAGTGGACAAAAGATGTTTAATTCGATGTTCACCCAAATGGGAAACATCATCACCTGCTTCGTAAAGCTTTGTGAAATCAGCCGAATCACGAAAAGGCACCACAACTTCATAAACTGCATCATCATCGTACTCTGGAAGCTTAACCTTCAATTCATAATTGCCAGCAACTTCAACTTTGTTTTCTGCAGATGCAGTGGCCGCAGTTTTAACTTCCTGCACAAGATCACCTGCAGATTCTTTGAACTGAGCAATTGCATCAATCAAAGCCTGATTAGAATCCTGTATTGCTTGATTAGAAGCTAACAGTTCATCAAGCCATGCCGGTCTTTCACCAGAAACCAAAATTCCATCCTTGAACTCAAACTGAGGAGTGTCAGTCTGAGTTCCTGTTTCAGACTTTGATTTTAATACTGCAGCATAGATCTCATCTACTTCTTCAGCAGTAAAGCCTTTCTCGTCCTTTGCAATGGTGGCTTTCAATGCTTCTTCGGTCATTGTTCCGATTAAGGCCGCGTACACCAGTACGGCGGCTTTAAGTGTTGCGTGATGCAATCCCATTATGATTGAACGGTTAGTGAGTCCATTAAATAAACAGTTTCCGCAATCACCGGAGCAACACGGGCCTGAGAAGATGTGTGCTCAGACAATGATGGTTTGTTTTGACGATACTTAGAAACTAAGATATAATCATCAACAACCTCATACGTCACGCCATCCACAGGGTGATTTTGCTCCGCAAGCTTTGCATACGTCAGCGTACCAACGATATCGGCAGTAATAGCCGCAACTGCACCAGGTGCCCATGGTTTCACGGTCGTGCGTTGTTTATTTTTCTCAACAACAATACCTCTATCAACAATTTCAAATACATACCCGTACTCATCAGATACGGCAGCATTCAGTTTCGTTAAATTCGGAATTGGCCTGTGATCACCATAATTTTCTACGAAATTGGCGTAAAGATCACGCGCCTCATTTGTTTTTTGGATGTTTCTGAAAGTTGGCTTATCAATCATGATAACCTGCACATTCTTGCTGTCAGCTGATGCTTTGGCAAGGATTTTCTGATCAATATCAGTTAATGGCGTAGATGTTACATCTGACCATAATTTGGATACGCCAAATTTGTTCTCAGGAAGGTATTTGTAATCCATACGGATACCCACTCCTGTATTGGTAGAATCTTCAACCAGCGTAACGCCTGTTGATAAACCAACAAGGAACGAGTATTCGTTCTTTTCATAAATACCACCAATAACTCTTGGTGTATCTTGAAACAATTTAGCTACAATAGCTGATTCCGGCTCTTTAGTCGCAATCATTGTATCAATGTTAGTCAGCTCCTGCTCATTCAAGCTTAGCTCCATACCTTGTTTAGGGATGTCACCGCTGGCTTTACCGATACTGTCACGTCTTTTCAATGGAAGACTTGAATCCATTGCAACATAATCGGCTGCTACTGTTACACCGTTGATAGTCACTGATTCCCATTGACCAGAAACTGAGTATTCTTTTCGCAGCATGGTTTTGTGTCTGTATAACACCGGCTTGCTTGCATCTGTACCATTTAGTCTGGTCACGACCCCGTGAGAGACTTTACCGAATAGTCTTTGAACGTATTCTACAAATAACGATGGTTCCATAATTAGTCTGCCCTCTGATCGATTAATGGCACAGCTGCTTTAAATGCATCCGCAATTGCTGCGAAGTTATAAGGTGCTGCCACCGGGTTTAAAGTGCCTTGTGTCATAATACCCGCAAATGCTTTTCTTGTTAAAATTGATGCCCTTAAGGAGCCTGTATAAACATGGCCAGTTGGCAGAGCGGCATACGCTGTTGCACCACTGTTCAAAGGCATAGGTTTATAATCTTTAGTTGCTGTCTCCATGATTATAGGATGTCCAGCGCTGATTACTTTAGGCGTGAAACCTGTTACGTTTAGGGATCTTCCTCCCCTCACCTCCGCAAAGCAATCAACAATCACTACGCCATCCGAACTGGTATCGACGGTGATATCTTCATTGTTTAAATCTACTACTGATCCCATTTTACATGATTTTGTCTAAAACTGAGTCCACTTCCTCTTTGGAAGCTTCTTTTACCTTCCCAGGGATAATTTTCACACCACGTACAGGAGTCTGGTTAGTAAGACCGTTATTAGATTCTTCCTGGATAAAGTCGGCAGCATCAGTTTCGGCTTCAGTTAAGAACTCTGTGAATTCCTCATCTGTGTCAAACTTCATTTTGCCAAAGTCTTTTAAAGCTTTTGCCTTAAAAGCATCCGAAGTACCCTCTAAAGCCTTTTCATACTGCTGTTTACGCGTATTGGTCACTTTTTCACCTTTGATTGCTGAAACCTCACCTGTAAGTGCTGCAATTCCTGCTAAAGCTTGTTTCAGAAGTTTATCCGTTTTTGTTTCTGTCGGATCATCATCTTCCTCAGTAGTTTTACCTGCTTTTTCTGCTGCGATTTGCTCAGGGGTTTTAGCTGTTTCGGATTCTTTCTTTAACCTCAGTCTCTCACGATCATCATCCTTTGCCATTTCAGCAAATGGATTATATTCGTCATAGGTTGATAGAGCATCATCGATCTCGTCCTCCTCAGTAACTTTTGCATCAATTTTTGCTGCAATAGCTTCAATCCTTTTGTTCGATAAGTTTACGCCTGGGTATAAGACCTTCAGTCGCGCCTTAATCTGTTTGATAAGTGCCATATTATTGTGTTTGGGTTTGCTTTGCCAGTTGCATCCGGTAATTAATCGTGCTACACCTTGCTTGAACCCAAAATTAGCCGGATGAAAACCCGGGATGAAGTATGTGTTTTGACAATGGTATACATTGTCAAAGATTTGATAGAAAGAGAGTGTATTTTGTTATTTCAGATAAAAAATAAAATTCTTACAAAATAATTATAAAATTATATATTGATTTTAAGACAGTTTAAGCGACTTTCCAGCTAGCCGTTACATGTGTAGCCCAAAGGGTAAAAATTAATCTAAAGAGGGTATTACGTACGTACAATTTAATTTCCGTTTATGTAAACATAATTTGAAATTTGCACATAGAAAATTCAACACATGCGTCGATTAAGGCAAAACAAATTGTGATGATATTTTATAAAAACATTTTTATAAATTTAGCAGTATTGTAGGTGAATTACGTTCTATATGAAATTGAAATTTGTTGCTAATGCCTTCTTATGGACCATCTTTGTTTGTGTAATTGGATTACTACAAATAGGTATTGTTTTTGGATACGCTAAATTTAACAATTCAACTAGCGTATCATTGAACGGGTTTTATTCAGATGGGTTCTTTTTATTTTTTGCAACTTCGCTGATAGCTGGGATTTTATATGAATTTCAATTTGAGACAACGTGTAATGTACGTAATGTTACAAAAAATGTACTAGTATGTTTTTGCGTACTTATTGGATTTACATCAATGATGACATATGCATTCGCGATAGGATCTAAGACTAATCCAACTTATAACATGAGCATGTATATCCAAATTCAAAATTATGTAACGGGAGCAGCATTATTTATTTCATTTATAATGAAGGGTATAATTTATAACAGTAGATAACCATAATTATGGCACAATTCATAGTAATCCTAACAACTATAATTCTTGTCGGTTTTCTTATAACTGCGGTATTCGCTATCAAAGAAATTCGTGAGAACAAAAATGTAAAAATTAAAGTATTGATAGACGGAAAACATGTTGTTTATACGTTTAAACCACAGACTTATGAGTTTGAGGGATTTGAAGTAGTCCCTAAATACAAGGTATCATTAGAGGATAATCATTTGCTTGAGGACTATCCGACGATGACGCCGATAGATCCTGTTGTACTAAAAAGTCGAGTTGAGCAAAGCAAGAAATCAATTGAACAAAATTTCGCCTTCGAAGTTGAATACGCATGAGTGCTTTAGATGAAACCGTAGAATATAAGATTATTAAAATCGAACCCAGTTCTTATTCAATTAACATCCCTGAGGAATTTCATTATTCTAAAGATGAATATAAGTTAAAGAGCTCTGTTTCCCTTGAAATAAAGCTGGATTTAGAAAGTAATAGACTTAGTTATGTCCTTAATTTTAAATTAACTGGGACTAAACGGGATGACACGCTTGGGGTTTTAGGTTTGTTCGAACTAAAAGCGCTTTCTGTCTTTGAAATTGAAAATCTGGCAGCTCATATCAAGATCACTGGGGACGAAAAAGATCTAGACAAAGATTTTGTTTATTATTTCTTGGACATAGCAACAAGTCATGCTAGGGGTATGCAATCTACCATCCTTAAAGGGACGCAACTAGCCTCATTCCTCGTGCCTAGTGTCAATAGAGCGAACGCAATATTAAACATTTCTGCAACAGATTCTATAAAGTGATAAGTTTACTAATAGCTTCATTATTATCCTTCCACCAGTACGGCCGGGCCTTCCATCCTTCGACTCGTTCGGCATTCGTTGTTACCCAAGTATTGAATTCTGCAGGTGGCTCTGATATCCTTATGTCTTTTTGAAGATTATTGATTGCTTCTTCAGTATCGAGTCCTTTGGCGACTAGCTTTTGATACTTTACCATGGTATCATCATCCATTAGGATAGGTATTTTAAAGCAAAGGCAATTTGGGTGCCATCCGTTCCACACAAACCATACAGGATACTTCCCTTCAAGGCTTCTACATAGCTCACATCTAGTTTTAGGTTTAGCGGTGGCTGAAAGTCTAATCTCGTAACCGAGCACTAAAGGATTGTTCTTCCAGGCGGCACCATCCGCAGCTCGGTAACCTCTATTCGTTTCTGTCCTTGCAAGTCGTTCTGAATTCTTTACAGCGGACCGGTATACTCCTTGACCTGGATTATATGCTTCTGCTGGTTTGGATAGCTTCAGTTTACCACGAGAGTTCCGGACGCGTCGAAACAACTTATCAGGCTCTTTTAGGTTCTGCCTCAATTCCCTCCCAATTGCCTTGGCGCCTTTGCCTTCGGCTATACCTATATCCATACTCATGTCTACGTTGCTCTGGAATTGATGGGCAGATTTCCATACTCGATCGGAAAGACTTAAACCACCATCCTTTCGAGCAATGAATGCCTCCAATCTGTTTGTGTTAGGATTAGACAATATCTTTTTGATCTTGTCCGGAATATCAAAACCAGCTAGACGCTTTTCAAAATAAGCTAAGTTCTTTTGATTAGAAATGTCCCAGGAGAACTTAATACCGTTTTCAATCCTGATAGTAACATTCGTACGGAATTGCTTTAGCAAAGTATTAAGCTTACGCTGGATAACAGAACGAGCAGTCCCAGACTCCACTAAAGGAGCAATCTGGGATATTATGGAATCATATTGCTTATTAATGTAATTAACAACCCGGTCCTGCTCATTGAAGTGAAGCTTCTCAAACTTTTTGTTTATCGGATTAGTCATTATACCTCATCTTCTATTTCTCTGCCTAAGGTATCAGCCGCCTTCTCGATGGCTAGTATTTCGTCAGTATCATTATCTGTTAGACCAGCGATTTTTACAGCTGTTCTGAGCGAAGCTACTCCACCTCCGAGGGCCGCAACTGCGTTGTCTATCCCTTCACGTTGATCATTGATGCGGAACAAACTAAAAACTGGTGTCATTTGCAGATTAGCCACTTTCTTCATTGGCGTATGGATTGCTCCGCATGCTGCCTTTAAAAAGTTAAGCTCACGCTGAGCACACTCCCCATAAATATCGTCCAGTTTATTTTGAGCAGCTAAATGCGGATCCATTAACATGCGATCAAACGCCACACCTGACGGAGCAGATCCTAGGCCCTTCAATTCTTTGAAACTTAAGTTAGGTGTCTGGCTGCAGGTGTATATAAAATCAAGATCCGTTTCGATCTCCAATTTAATCGACTCAGGGGCTTGTTCCCAGGTTACATATTTGATGTCAGAATCCTTCCCTTCCAACTCTATAACTTTGCCTCGCTCGCCTTTAGCAGAGAAGCCTTTAATCACTCCTTTGGATACCAGAATAGGTGAACCATTATAATCGTTAGTATCGGCGAAGTTTGATAGGACTGTTTCAAGTCTGGTTATCACGGATTGAACATCTGCCCACTCCGGCCTATCCTGGTGATAATAAATCACTGGTATTTTACCGTACGAATGAGGATTCTTCTCGGTCATTAACCAGCCACTCTGAACCTTCTCAAACTTGTATATGTAAGTATCCGTAAAGATATCCACGTGGTCAATCTTTTCAGTTGCTGTCTTTAGAACCTCAGTGGTAAGCTCAAGCCCTGTAAGGTCTCTCGTTGTTGCATATCTACGACCGAAATAAATTAAGTCGCCCAGTCCGTTATACACAGGCAGCAGTTCGTCGCCCAGTAAAGGACTGAGAACCCTCATCCGCATTCTTTTGGTTGCTTTAGGAGCTAAATCACCCCAATAGCCTGGTGCTACATCATCACTATACCAAAATGCGGCACACTGTAGCTCGGACATCATTCGTTTAGCTATTTCCTTCGCCCGATAACGTAACTTATTGTCTTCACGACATTTTTTAACCATTGCAAGGATTGTCTCTTCATCTTTAGTAGCCGGCTTGCAGTCTATTTCCATATTGCCGACATTCATAAATGCGGCCCTACGATTCACAATAAGCTTCTGCAGCGGTAGCCCGATACGATTTACCTCTTCTTTGGTTAAAGTAATGATGTCTTTATTGTTCTCATCCTTACGCCCAGTAGGTTTTTGGACATCCTTTTTAGGACGTTTTACTGTGCTGAAAACATCATGCTGCAGGGCATCGTATTGCTTCAGGGACTCTTCAACCCCATCAACAGTTTCCCCTGCTATTAAAACTAACTGAACCAATGGCGACTCATCAACCACAATTACATCCTTCACCTTCTTTGCCATCTCAATTTTATTATCCAAACACCCCTAATACACTGGTATTACTTTCCTGACCTTCTGTTAATTTCCGGAACGCATAACGGGCTGCATCAATCGTGTGATTCCACTTATCGATTGGTATACCGGCCTTTTTATCGTTCCACTTATATTTTCTTAGTTCTTTTTTAATGTTAACACTTCTTTCAGTCACGATAATCTTGTAGTCATTCATCGCTGTTAGGCCAGCCTTTACACTACCTGGTCCTTTCTCACATTCGATGATATTCAGACCCAGCTGCCGGAGATCCTCAATCAACCGATCTTCAGCACTATCACCGACAATTAAATCATCTTCAAAGCGGATACGGCTTTTGTTAATCTCATATAGATCATTCAGACCTAGCTGCTTTGTATCACAGTATTCTTCATCCAGGTAGATTAACATTCGTTTGCGATCTACTGCAACGTTTATGAGCGTATCCGGATCCACAGAGAAACCATAATCCTGACCGTATGCATGCGGAAGATCATGATTAAATTCACCTTCTTCCCAGTTAGGGAGAATCACACCCTCAGCGATATCTGACCAGCGGCCGATGATCTTAAGAGAATACTTGGTCATCTGGAATGCTGCCTTATTGAATACCCCGTTAATGGTAGCTTTAGCAATTGATTCCTCTTTGATCCTAGCAACCTCATTTAAAAATTGCTCTCCCAGATTCTCTTCGTTATCAAGGAAAGTAGTATGAATATGCAGTACGTCCGGGTGCGTGCTGATCTGGACCATCACACCATCAAAATCGACAAGCTTGTGCGTGTTTTCAATGTATTTTTTATATACAAAATGCTCACCATCGCTTGGATTCATGATCAGTATAACCCTGTTTTGGATATCTTTCTGACGTATGGATAACCGCAGCGTATCGTAATCCTCTTCATCCTGCCATTCTTCCATCTCATCGCCAACGAACGTTGTGATACCCACGATTGACTTTA